TTTTGTAGGTTTACCTTCCTTTGTACTGTCCTCTGTGCAGAGGATTTGCGGGTACCATCTGCACAGAGGGACAAAGGGATAAAGAAGGCACATAATGTAGCTTAATTTCCTTGACAAGTTTATTATAACACGTAGTAAATTATCTGTCAAGTGAAAATCTTAAGTTTCAACAAGTGAATTTGCAGAACAGACATAAACGCGTAAATTGTCTCCCGAGTTCATAGGGGCATTGAGTGTAAAACCACTGGTATCACTTTCAATTATATATCGAGTAGAGCCGTTGGCGTCGTTCGTAATACGAGTGTAAAGTGGAAGAAGGTATACAGTTGAAGTGTAAGTAAAATGTATATCGTCCGTTGTTGTGGCTATGATAGGAAAACTTGAGCCAGGTGCTAATGATAACCCTAAATCTTGTGTAAACTTGTTTGTTAGTGTTGTTCCCCGTAAGAGAAGTGTCTGAGCTCGCATGAGCGTGTTACTTGAGTTAAACGACATAAAAGAGCCCTCGATATAGTTAAGGGAATTTGATACGAATAAAGCTGGGTTAGAAGTCAGAAAAGGCGATTTTTCTGCAAATATGTGGCAACCGCCAAATCTGAATGCAACTGATGTTAGGGAAAGCCCATCAATACGAACATTGTCTAAAGTGACGGAAGCGCACTGAAAGGCCGCGATAGAGCGACATACTGCGCTATCAGAAGTAAGGGTAAAGTTTCTTAGCGTGTAAGTTTTTGAAAGACCAGGTGAAAACACATCGTTTCCGCCGTATGGATTGTGTATTTCGCAATCCTCGTATGTGATATGCTTAAAAGAGCGTGTAGGGGTGTTAGCATAGTGATAAAGGGTGCAAATGTCAGCGGTCTGGGTGGGAGCAGTGTTTTTAATTTTTATGTTTTTAAATGTGGCTGAAATGAACTCAACCGTAGGGTCATACTGGGGGCGGCTATCAATATATGCAGTAATAGAGCGGGGGCAGTTGTTAATTTCTGCATTAGTTAGCGAGAGGAATGTAGCGCCATGGCAATCAAAGCCTTCCCATTCACAGTTATTAGCATAAAAATTAGTAACTGCGATATTTTTTACAGGTTTCATTGTCTGCGTGTAATTAGTATATCCGCACGCGAAGCCGTAAGCATACGATAATGTTGTCGGTATTAAGACATTTTCGCACCGTATGTTATTAGCAATGACGTTTTCATTGTTTTGATAAATACCAATGCCAGTACCTGTTATTCCGTTTATTGAAATGTTATTAAGTATAATGTTGGTATTTTGAAGCAGATAAATGTTGTTTTGCAGTGTGGATGTCACTGATATATCAGAAATCCACACATTTTCAGTTGCAGTTACTTTAATAAAAGATGTTTCAAATTCTGATGATACGGTGCGGGTTGTGTATGTGCCTGACTGAAACGAACCGCCCACCCACTTAAAAGAGGGTGAGTTTGTGACATACAGCATGTGACCGGATGTTTCAGGGGAAAAAACGGCATCAGGTGCCGCAATGACGGAGACAGGGTCGCCTGTTAAAGATACGTTAAAACTATAATTGCCGGGTGGGAAATATAGAGTGTTTGTGGGGGCAAGCGCAGTAATTAACTCGTTCAGCGAAGAATATTCTGTTAAATGTTTAGCGACATCAATTGTCGGAAGAGCCGTAGTATCTTTTACTGCAATGTTTTTGCCTAACACATTGAAATACGAAACATAAGGCAACGGAAAAACCTCCTATAGTTTGGATTAGATTGGTGAAGAATTTGTAAATGCGATGGTTTCAGTATCTGAAACGTAACTAACACTTAAGATGTCTATTCCCTCGATACTTTCGCGGGCAACGGCGTCTTTAATGTCGTAAGATGTGCCATTAATGTCAATTTTAGAAACGTCAGCCATTAATTATTCACCTCCGGAATTGAAAATATAATTGTTTCAGTATCAGCGTTATAAATGGCCTGTACCATAATTTCATTAAAGCGTTTATCAATATAGGCTTTTAATTCTGTAGATAACTGATTATTCATAAAATTAATTATTTCATTAATTTTACACGCAAGGGTATTCAAAATTTCATCATAAGACAATACAGAAGCGTAAATACTTGGCAACTGTAAAGAGGCGGGAAATGGGCATGGTACTTTGTTCATGTGTTTTTTCACCTTTCACCAAATAGACATAAAGAGTGGTTCGAGTTCATTTATGATTTGCAAATCAATGTTAAGAAAAGTCTGCCGGTACTGTAGCAAAATTTCAGCGTTACTAACGCCGGAATTTTTACCTTTAATATTTTCTGTAACGTTTTCGTTATAGTCACGGTCTTTTGTTTCGTTCGTGACGGTATCGCGTGAGCTATCAGAGTTGGCTGTAAACGTATCCATAGTAGCTTCAGATAGGTAGGCGTTAGTTTCAAGATTTGCAAGAGTACCTTGGGGCGTCCGGGAAAAACCTTGCTTAGTTGTCTGCGTTAGAGTGTTATCAAGAAGTTCATTGTTTGTGCCATTAGTTGTAGTATCATCGGTGCCTGTGCGGGTTAGTGTTCGTGTTAAGTTATAGTTTCCAAGCGGGTCAAATTCCAATTCAGCAGAAGCGTACAACTGGTTATAATACGGCATAATTTCATATAACTTATTATTTATTTGTAGTTTCCAAATACCATATGTTTCGTAACCAATTTCACGCATATAAAAATGCCTTAAAATTTTACTAAATAAGGTTGTTCTGTATTCCTCATTGAAAAATGGAATTTGGCTTTCAAAAATGAACGGAAACGCGGTGGTTACAATTTCCTGAACGGTATATCCTTGTAATTCACTTATACCTGTAAGTTTAAAACAAATATTGCGTATTGACGATGTATACTTACTCATTTATTTCGCCGTCCTTGCTGGTGTCAACGCCTGCAAGTTCAGCAAATTCTGCAGGTGTCGCAGGTTCATACCAAGTGTTAAGTCCAAACATTATGTTTAATTCCCTACAAAACTGTTGCCTCGCAAGGGTTAAGCTTTCGGCCATTGCGTAGGTTATACCTGAGCTATGTGCTATTTCCACATTGGTAAGTCGTTCTTTTTTAGTTTCGGGGTTGTTAAATGTTCCGAAACGAGATACGGCATCATTCCAAATCTGAGTTTTAAGCGTGTACAGCTTATCACCGACATATGGCGCTTGAGTGTTCAGTACTTGGAAGTTAGCATTATCAAGTAAGCTTTTAGAACCATAAATAACGGGCTGATTACCAGTGTACTGCATGTATACGTTTTTAAGCGAAAGACGTTGATTTTCGTCACACAGTATTAAAATAGGGGTTTTCTGTGCTTTGGCGTTGACATCTATAGTGCAATCTAAGTCATAAAGACGCTTTGCATAATACTGTATAATAGGCATTGACGGAGTGCGAGTTAGATTGTTCCAGCAAATTACGCTGTTTTCATTTGTTAATGAGGCATGATAACCGTTATCAGCGTAAGCATAGCGTCCTGTTGGCACCTGGTATACATCCAGTGTTCCCTGCTGAGCAAAAGGTAAACAAAGGATACCGATAACATCATCTTTAAAGGCGACCATTGAGCCATTAAGGGCAAGACCAAGTTCGAGGAAACGAGTGTCTATGGTATCAGGCATACCCAGCCAATGCCCTTTTGCAAGGCATATATTTAGTAGCGCTTCGGCATATTGGAAGTGACTAAGATTGTTATTTCCCAGACTTTCAAAGAAATTGAAGTTTTGTTTAGTAGTGTTTAGCACATTTCTTTTTCTACTCATATTATATCACCATTACACTGAATTATCAAGCGACAAGTTACCCATTTCAGAATAATTTTTCCAAAAGCGAACACCACGGTTAAATATTCTGCATATTTCGTCAGCATATTCTTTTTGTACATTTGTGGTATCAAAATGGCAAGCCTGTGTTCTAATGTACGTCCAATGCGGGCGGTTAGTTATAGAATTTTCATCCATTTCTATAATATCGTTGATTGGATAGCCGTAAGCGCTCCAGTAGTTGTCTATTCGTTCCAGCACATCGGGTCTTAAGCTCATAACAAAATAATCCGGGTCAATACGTCCAAGTGCGTAATTAAGACCGCTTGTCATAACTTGCCCGTGTACTTGGGGTGGTGTGTTTAATTTATCAATTGCTTTTCCTGCGACGCCGAGGGTATTCGTTGATAATGACATTCCGGCGCCGATAGCAGCACCGACGGGGCCGCCGACTATAAATCCGCCAATAGCCCCTGTTAAAGCACTTGATAGCGATGAAGTTACAAGACTACCGCCGTTCTGCGCAAGCCAAGCTTTATAAGTATCACCGACCCAGGGCAATTGTATACAGGCTGAAAGTGTCATGCCATCTTCGTACGCATCATCAAACCCACGATAGTTTTTAGGGTAAACAAGACGCTGGGGGGAGGGAACTATTACACCGCGTTCGACAAATTGTACTTGATTAATGTTTGGCATGGGGTCAGGATACGCAAATAATTCGGGCTTGTAAGTAGATATCGCACCCTCATTTCCGTTAACGGAAATTGATAAATAAGGGGAACTAAACAGTTTTTTGTTTTTAGGGGTATAGGTGCCAATCTGAGTAAAATTAATTGTAACGTAGGTGTTTCGGGTTGAGGGCGTTGTTTGGCTTTCATTGCCTAAGTTGGAAGGATAAACAAACATAGCAGCAATGGCGTCCTCTTGTCCGTTAGCTGTAAACTCCGTTATATCAGATGCGAATTTTTGACGGTCACTATCAAGTCCCATGTTAAAGGTTTTTAAACCGAGTGGGCACGGATAGCCATAATAAAACCCGGCTGTAATGGGCCAATCAACACTGGCAGGCTTAGAAGAATAAAGGACAGCGACACTCATATTTTCGTTGGCGGTTCTACCTCCGCTAACAACGACGGTATCGTCACCGATATCGACCTCGGGGTCAGGTACAAGATTTTCAAACAGGTTATCGGTCGGCGGGGTATAACGCAAGAAAACTTGTGGAGGTAAGATGTTATAGCTGGCTTGAAAGGTTGTCATTACGTCCACATTAAAATATACTCGAGTGGTGTTTAATGCCACCTGTTCGCAATAAGTTACAAACAGTCCCCAAAATAACGGTTGCTGGTCGGTTTCATCTTCGGCCCCTAAATACACAGTAGCATAATTCATATCAGTAATCTTATAATAAGGCGCTTGTATATCAAAGTAACCTTTTGACAGGTCAACGGGACTTTGATTGTTATACGTATATTGCGAGTGCGAGACGAACCAATTATAGACGGTATTTCGGCTTGTGCCAACGGGCCAAGCGAGGACATTTGTATAATCGGGGTCAAAATCCAGCTTAGCCAAGTTTATAACGCAATCGTTACCCCAATCGGTGTAGCCAATAATTGCTGGGCCTGCCATATCATCACCACCTTAAAAGAGTTAGCGGCGGCATGAAAACCGCCGCCCGTGTGCTAAATTAACTCATCGCAATTGTAAGTGTAGCAGTACCGGAAACAGTGTCATTAAAAGTAGAGGTTGCTGTAATTGTTGCCGTTCCGACTGCCTCCGTTCCCACAGTTGCGAGACCTGTAGGAGTGATAGTGACGTTTTCGTTATTGCTTGACCATGTAACAGTCTGCGGCGCAAAACCTGTTGTCTGTACTGCGGCAGAAAACTGTACCGTCTGTCCTTTATCGGCAGTAACGGCGGATGGCGTAACTGTTATAGAAGTAACAGCCGGCTCAGTCGGGTCAAACATAACGGCTGGGGCAAACGGTGATACTGCGTAGACCATCCAGACATGAAGCCATGCATTCCTATAAAGTCCTTCGTCATTACGCATTGCGCGCATTTCAAATTTTCGGTCGTAGACTTGGAAGAAGTCAATATCAACAATTACGCCGGGAATGCCATCAAGTAACGCCAAGTCGTCACTTCCGATTTCTTCATAGTTCGGGTCACTTCCAAACAGTTCGTTAAGTCTGGTTGTATCAAGTGCGCCAAAGCTATCAACTAAAACACGGTGCCCCATAAACTCCGACTTATCCATGTTAAAGCTGGTCGCAAGTACGTTAACGTCCATACTTGCGTCAAAATCAGAGTTCAAAATAAGATACTGATTTTCCTTTAAGCTGTGATTTGTCACCCCTGCCATATTGTACTCACGTGACTGGAAAGTAAGCTTATTGGATGCTGACTTTATATCTGTGGTAATCTCTCTTGCGTTGTCTGCCGTCATTGTTGGTATCTGCACAGCTGTAATGCGGCCGTTCAAAATTTCACGTGCAAGCATGTATTTCATGACTAAAAATTCGTCACTGTTCGCACTCGTAATCAGGCTTTCGGAGAGCTTCATAATGAAGCTCACAAGCCCGTCAAAGGAGAGAAACGCGCTTTCGAGTTCGCTGTCATTAATCGTCTGTTTGTAATACTTCTGATAGTTGAGAATGTGAAAAGACGAATAAACAGACGGCTTTTCCATGTTCATGAAGTTTGTTTCTGCGGTGTCAGGGTCAAAGTCATAAGGCCTTGCAAGGTCAATAAAATACTCTGCAACTGTGGAACCAAACGGCATACGGCCCTTTTTAAACATCGCCCAAGGGTTTTCCCATGACTTACTGGTGACAATTGTGCGGCCAATACGGTTTATGAGAGCCTGTAAAAACTCGTTCTGAAGCTCTGGCATGTCCATAATGATATTCCCAATGGACTTGATAACATCAGCGTCAGGGGTAGCTATTGGAACATACTGTTGATAGTTCGTTGAAGCGCTGTTTCTTATAGCGTTGAGTACATCTACACTGGAATTTGTAAAAACTCTGTTAGGCATTATCTTTACTCCTTTGCTTTAAATAAATCGTCAATTGTAATTGTTTTAGCGTGTGTCAGTTCTTCATCTGGTTTCACGTCGGGGGGTTCATCCTTATTGTCACCACGATTGAAAAACCTGTTTTTATAGCGCTCACGCCACGCCTTATCGTTTTCTTCGTATTTTGTTTTCCAATCCTCGTTGTCTGGCAACTCAGTGTTGAAGCTGGTATACGTATCCTCGATATCGTCGTATAATTCAAGTACAGTATCAGACGTTTCACTGTCACCGGCAATTTCGCGGATTTTGTTTAGAAGTTCGTCTTTTGATAAGATAGCCATTATAAACACTCCTTATTATATTAGCCATTTCCGTGTATACATCCAGAATTTAGATTTTTTAGGCACTGTTGGAAAAGGCGGCCGTGGTATTTCGGGGTTGTATATAAAGCCCTGAAATTGATAACCACCGCTTACTAACCAATCAGCCCGATAGCCCGTTGATAGCGGGTTAGTGTCCACCCAGAAATAAAGCGGGTCGTTATACCCTCCGGGATTGCGGGAATAACCTGAATTACTTGTACGAATATCCCCATTATCAAGAATTTCTTCAACAATCGCAACGTGTCCAGCCTGTCCCGGCTGGTCAAAGCATATTACCGCCCCAAGTTCCGGGGTCTGCCCTTTTTCATAACCTGTCACGCTATCCCACCATTGCCCACCGTTTCCTGTTGGTAGAGTGGGAACAATATCGGAAATTTCCCAAAATCTACCCCAAGCGTAACATGTGCAGTTTGGCAGTCCGTAAAGACCGGACGCATAAAAAGGGTTAGTGTTACTATACCAGTATTTAGCACCCAACATGCCGTTCTTAGTTAAACGGGGCACAAAAGCAGAGCCGTGATACTCTGAGTACACTTGATTTGCAAGGGCTTGCCGTTCTTCCTCAATCCCCGGATAGCTTGCCGGATTTTCAAAGTTCCATAGAAAATACGTGGTTGCGCTGTCAATGTCAGTTGCGTTGCGCATTTCGTTATACACATCAGTATAACTTGCCGTAAGTTCCGTCATAAGGTATTCAAGACCAAGGTTTAAAGCACCGATACTTTGACCTGTAGATACTTTTAAGTTATACAATGCTTGTTTCCTACTCGGGTATGTCCATTGCGCTAAGCCATAGCCGCCGCCATTTGGACCATTGTTGACAAAGTCATTTTCGCTTATCGTTCCGCTGTCAACTTGGCTTGTATAGGTATGTGAGTATGTATATGGCGCTGTGTCTCCTTGAACAATATAAGGTATCATGCCGCTTTCGGCTGCAAGGTTACCCATTATTGCAGATACACCGTATTCATTGTCGATTTCTTCTAACAGATAATCCCAGATCTGTTGTCCATAAGCCCAAGTTGCCATATTACGGTATAATAATCTGTTGGCCAGGATATATTAAATATGGGTTTTCAATGCCATTGTAATCGGCTATTTTTTCATAATTAACACCGTATTTCTGGCCGATACCCCAAAGTGTATCACCGGACTGAACAGTGTACACTGTTTTTTCTACTGGTATTTTTATTGCCTGTCCACGGTAAATTAAAGATGGGTTTACAATGCTGTTGTAGCTGGCTATTGTCTGATAGTCAACGCCATATTTCTGCCCGATACCCCATAATGTGTCACCTGACTGCACAGTATATTCTATGTAATTTTCTGACGGCGTAGTCGTTTCACTGTCAATGAATGGTTTCCCTTCAGCTTTGCACATGCCCTTTGCTATAGCCTTGCCGATGTTGTCTACGTTTTCAACTATCCATTTCGCCTCGTCGTAGTTGTCATGGAAAGCACATTCACAATATACTGCAATAGCTGTTGTCTGCACAAGCTCAGCGAATTTTGCAACTTTCAGACCTCTGTCGGAGTATGGTGTAATACCGGCAATCTCGTTGTAAATCGGCGCGGCGTATTTCAGTTCCCGGGTTGCTCCTGAGTATGTGTAGACCTCGCACCCGTGGCCGCCGCCCGCATTGGTGTGCATACAGATATGTACGTCAGCCTCATAGGCATTGCTCTCCGATATGCTCTTGTACATATCCTGCCCCGCCGGGGCGCGCTTTACCTCAAAACCGTTGCGCAGAAGATACTTTTCTGCCGCCTCTGCTATGCGGTTACACTGTGCCATCTCGTTTGTACTGCCGTATGAATAGAGATTGTCATACTGGTTCGAGGGGGATATGTATATTTTACTCATGTGCTCTCTTTCTCCTCAAGCTTAGTCTCTAATTTTGTTAGTGCAATCGTGTTGTTTTCAATTGCCTGCGTAAGTGCGGCTATTTCCTCTTTATGCGTCTGCTGTATCTTGTATACATACCAAAATAGTATACAGCATACTGCGATAGGAAAACCCAGATTTGTAATTATCTGCGTAACTGCTGACACGTCCACGAATTCACCCACTTTCTATACTTAATTATATCATAGAGCGTAATATATGTCAAGTAAACTTGACATTTCAGCCTTTGTATTGTATAATTATTACAGGTGATTTGTATGCCAGAATATTATGACGGAACTAAACTACTTTCACTACTTGACCTCAATAAGCGTAAACCCGAAATTTATATGGCAACAACGAATAAAACAGGCGGTAAGACAACTTATTTTTCACGCTTGCTTGTAAATCGTTTTATAAAGCAAAAAGCTAAGTTTATGCTTATATACCGTTTCTCATATGAGCTCGCGGACTGCGCAAGCAAGTTTTTTGACGACATCCAGCGCTTATTTTTCCCAAGCTATAGCTTGGACGCTGTTTCATGCTCTAAGGGACTGTATTACAAATTAATGCTTAATGGCGAAAACTGCGGTTATGCTGTCGCACTAAATACGGCTGACAAATTAAAAACATGCTCTCACGTTTTTTCTGATACTTCCGCAATGTTTATGGATGAATTTCAGAGCGAAACGGGGCGTTACTGCCCCAAAGAAATACAGAAGTTCCACACATTGCATACTGCTGTAGCGCGCGGCAATGGTGAACATGTGCGATACGTGCCCTTATATATGTGCGCAAACCCCGTTACAATGCTTAATCCATATTATTCCGCTTTTGGAATAGGCGAAAGACTGAATAATAAAACGAAATTTTTACGCGGTAATGGGTGGGTACTTGAACAGGGGTATGTTGAGAGCGCGGCAGAAGCGCAACTGACAAGCGGATTTAATGCGGCCTTTTCCGGCTCTCGTGTATTGGCGTATTCAGCCCAAGGTGTATACCTTAACGATAGTGAAGCATTTATTGAAAAGCCCCTTGGGAAGTCCCGCTATCTTTGTACTATTCGATTTGAAAACATAGAATATGCAATACGCGAATTTACCAACATGGGGATTATATACTGTGATAACAGGCCAGACAATTCTTTTCCGCTTAAAATATCCGTGACAACACTTGACCACGACATAAATTATGTTATGTTGAAAAGATACGCGAACATTATAAAGCTGTTTCGTTTCTATTTTGACAAGGGGTGTTTCCGTTTCAGAAATGCTAATTGCAAAAATGCAATTATAACCGCGCTGGCGTATCATTAAAATTAATATCTCCTGCCGCTCTTTGTGGGTGCTGTCTCCGTAAGCAAATTAACGGTAGACGGTTACGGCTCTTGCTTACCGGCCTGCTACGACGGTAGATAAAGATATATCAATAAGAAAGAGAGGGTTTTATTGCCCCCTCTTTCTTACTTTTATTCTAACAAACGCTTTTGCTCTTTTCAGCTCGGCGGTCAGCTTATATATTGTTTCCCCTTGCGCGTCTATTTTAGCTATATGAAATTCTCTTTCACGGATAAAACGCTCAATTATATTCGACGCTTCAGCATGTAAAATAATCAATTCTGTTATATCTGTTTTGTATTCTCGTAATTCGTTGAGAACACGACTGTATCGCGTTATATTTTCCACTGTCTCACCCTCTTATCATGTAGTCAGTCTCGGTTAACACTATACCGCCGTCTATACGCTTTGGTAATAATTTACCTGGCACACATAAACCCTCGTTATAGTCTGTAATTTCGCGCTTGGTATTAACAAACTTTTTTTCCTTTTCTGTCAGCTTACTGTAATCATCGATTGGCATTTTTAACCCAAGAATGCTATAGCCCACAAGATTTTTGCATTTTTCGGGCAGTCCTGCGCATTTTATACTAACTGCTTCTTTCTTCTCGCTGTCGCTCATTTGTTCCCATTCTTCCTGCGTTACATCTGGGTTAGTCATTTCCAAGTAAGTTTTTTGCCTTACAAAATACCCTATTTTCCACTTGCTTTCGCATTTCCAGCATCCGTATTTTTTGTTATCTATTTCAACGCCCTTTATTTGCTCTAATGGCAAATCAATGTGTATGCTGTCAGTATCCGCATAGATAAATCCCGGTTTGTCCGAACCGTAATAGTTCTTTTGTGCCGCGCGTATTGTCACATTGCGCGCATAGCTTGTTATTGCGCTTCCTATTGGTATGTATACTGGTTTTTGGTTGTACTCAACTTGAGTATAAAACCCTAAACTGCCGTCCTCTTTTACATACGCTATTTTAAAACTGCTGTTCGGTGATGTCGCTGTTTTCCCATATAGGTTATTGCTATACAACTTTGCAATAGTACGCTTTGCCCCTGTCTCGCTCTCCTTAACTTTACGCCATTTCAATATATAGGGGTCGAATAAATCTGCTATACCCTCACTTATTGTACTCTGAAAAACACATGTATCAAGTATTTCTAAATCTTCTATGCTGTAGTGCTCATTGAACAATTTCCAATCTGTTTCTGTCATGGTTAGTGTTACTGCAGTGTCTATACGTTCGTCTCCCTCCCATAACCACCTGTGATATTTGCCACTTTTGTACTCGTAAACATCGCTTGTTTTAAGCATTTCGGTTGCTTTATAAAGTGGATTGTTTTTGATTTGTAAGAAGGGTAAGTAGCTGTCTTTTAAATAAAAGCGACATTTAAAACGTATAAAGCAATAGTAATCCTCACGATAAAAATACCTCAATCCTGTTTCACCCTTATAAAAATAGGGCTGTCCTATCGGGTATTTATTACCACTCTCACTTAACATTACAGAGGGATAAAGTGAATTCACATCAAGCGTAACACCATTCCTGTATATCTTCTTTGCTTTACCCTCTGCAACATAGCACCACCCACCCCGGTAACTTTTGCGGATATATTCATCTGCATTTACAGACCCATAATCCTGCGAAACATCCATCATATCAAGACGCGGAAATAAACGCGGCCACTCACTATAGTGTAGAGTTTTCTTAAAGTCCTTTAAACATGCACTTCCTATTGTTAAGGCATTTCCGGTAACGCCCCACATTTGTTCCATAGCTTCTTTTACTACCAATACGTCATTAGCAATATACCTGCGTTCTTCTTCACTGATTTCACAGCCGGCATATCGTCTGCCCTCGTATTTCATTTCAAGCTTCTGCGCCTTGGTTTTAAACGCTTTTCCTATTTCGGCAACTGAAAATGGTAACAACTTCAAACTATCACGAATTTCTATAAAACAACTACCTGTTTTAAAAATAATTCTGTACCATTGCCCCATATTTGAAATACTGTATTGTAGTTCCCCCGATTTCATGTATTTTTTATTCTTCCAATGATAGTTGCCCTCGTTATCCTTTTCGTATGCCTGTTTATATTTAAGCGTTTTAAGTCCATAATCTAACCAGAAACACCCATCAAATTTTAAGTTATGCGTTAGAGCGACAACATTCTTTTTGAGCTTCTTAAAATACTGAAATAGCTCGCCTATACTGTGAAATATCTTTACTTCATCAGTAAAAAGGCGGACGCATGCCGCCGCCCATACTTCCGTTTTAGTTTGTCCGTCATAGACTGTTGTTTCAAAGTCTATTATATATGGATAATTAGTTTTCTTTGCCATAAAACATTTCCTCTTTTTCGCATGGTCATTCCACGCAATAAGTCTCATACACGGAACACCAGCCGTAACCGTTACTGTGCTTGCAAATTTTTAATATACTCAGACCTCTAAACCCATCTTTGCGCCACAGTCTGGACAATAACTCCATGTTGGTTCGCCATCTGCATTGTGTTCACAACCGCAAAGACTACATTCAAATTCTTCATAAACCGGGCTGCCATCAGCATACCCGTCATATAATGTCCCAATCCACTTTCCATGCTTTACTTCTGCGACATCTGCGGCGGGCAGGTTTTTTATTGCCTCTCGTGCTTCATCTGCACAATCCAAAAATCCCTCATCATACTCGCTTACAGACAGCCCCATATAACAAGTAAATGGCCTAATTTTTAATAGTTCATCTCTGTTGATATAATCACTCATAATATAGAACTCCTTAAATCTTTATATTCAGCTCGTGGATTTTGCACTACACGATACGAATATTTTCCAGCTTGCTTTCCACGATATAGCGCACCATCTAAAATAAACTTGGTGAGCGATTGCAATATTTCATCCTTGGTAAACTTATAGTTTTTAAGTAGAAACTTAATTGCTGACGTCAACTCACGTGAATAAAATGTGCGATAGCCAAATTTGGAGAATAGCGTGACATAAACAAATTGTTCTATTAGTGTCATATTCATTCTATTTATCCTCCCGACATTCAACAAATTCCCCATTTTTCAGCATGTACCACGTATCGGCCTTAATAACTTCGCCATCTATCTTTACCATCTTGGCATTGATAATTTCATTCTCTCCCCACTCAGCAAGAGCGATATAACTGCGAACAGAACCTTTTATTTTATTCTCTCGCCCCCAGCCAACAGCAATACACTGTTTTCCTGCGGCATTGTGCGTACAATAATCCCCTGTAGAAACAGAGCCGGAAAATGCGCCTGTCTGTTTGCTGCCGGAGCAATCGCCTGTCTGACTGTTACCGGAGTAATTGCCTGTCTGACTGTTACCGGAGTAATTGCCTGTCTGACTGTTGCCGGAGTAATTGCCTGTCTGACTGTTACCGGAGCGATAGCCTGTCTGACTGTTACCGGAGCGATAGCCTGTCTGACTGTTACCGGAGTAATCGCCTGTCTGACTGTTACTGGAGTAATCGCCTGTCTGACTGTTACCGGAGTAATTGCCTGTCTGACTGTTACTGGAGTAATCGCCTGTCTGACTGTTACTGGAGTAATCGCCTGTCTGACTGTTACTGGAGTAATCGCCTGTCTGACTGTTGCCACAACAAATGCCTCTCTGACAGCTGCCTTTAGTTTTTGCAAGGTTGTATTCAACAGACGCGTTGACTAACTCCCCAAAAGACAGCTTTGCGCCTATATGTAATTTCTTTGTGGCATATTTGCGATTATCGTCTGTTACAGGCGTTTCCAATGCTTCTACTTCGGCGTACTCTGAAAACTTTCCGTTCTTGTACATAGGATAATACTCTAACACATCTAACGGCCTTGCACAGTAGTGCATCATACCCCCTCCACAAATATCTCCGCCGTGTTCCTCAAAGTCTGTATTCTCTGCGTACTGCTTTTTGTGCGCTTCATCTGGCTGGCACACGAGGCCAGGGCCGAACCCCTTGTAACCTTTTTTATTCATCTTATATAACTCCAATCCATGGTATAATTTACAATTTCGTCTAATCCCTCTTGCAATTCCATAATCTTTACGCTTGATAAGCCGGCTTCCTTGCCAAGTTCCCAGGTATACTCGCCTATTACGTCCGCTTTGTATTGTGCATACCAATCAAGATTATATCCTCGCGCACTTATTCGGTCTAAGGCATTTGCAAGACGTTCAAGAGGAATGCCCTCAAGAACTTTTTCTATTACATTTTTTGCCGGTGTTACGCGAAAACTTCGAATTAACTGCTGTAAGTTATCAAGTACAATCTTACCCCGCTGAACGCGCTCTGTGCGACGTTGCTTGGAGCGTAATACGCCAAGCTGACCGGTTAACAGTTCGCCTGTTTGGGGGTCAATATATGTGCTCTGCGCGTAGATATCACTTGTTTTTATCTCGCTTAATTCGTGTAACTTCTTCTTTGTTATACGTTTTGGCCTGATAGGCATTTCAAAGTTAACTGTAAAACCTTGATTACGAATACGCGTAATATTTGATTTTAATCGTCTTATTTGTCTGTCATATTCCTGTTGGTTCGGCGTTTTCTTTTTATTCCTGCTTGCTATAATAACCCCCCTCCCCCTCAAGCGATAATCATAGATAATAATACTATAACAACAAGCATTACAGCCAACCCTGTTAAAATTAATATTAATTCTATGCTTGCCGCTCTTTTATTATTACAAAGACTGATACCTTCGCTTATGGTAACCCCTGCGCATAACGTAGCAATTACTAATATTATAATTAAGATAGCTTTCATTCCTTTAACTCCTGTCACGTGATGCACTTTATTGCGCATCACTTTCTTTGAAATCAATAATGCTAAATTTTTCGACATAAACGTTATAATATTTGTCTTTCTGCTTAATTTCACCTGTTACAGAAATTCGCTTACCCTTCCCGCACCACTTGGAAAGTATTTCTGCCTGTTTTTCTGACAACGTGAGATCGAAAAAGCTTGTCTCGTCTTTGCCCGTGTCACATGCGATAGAAACAGTTCCAAAGGTATTACCTCTTCTGGTTTTCACGATGTCTACGTCTTTTGTCAGTCTGCCTATTAAAGTAATATTTGTCATGTCTATTTTTCCTTTCTATTATTTAAATTCAATTTCAAGCTGTCCGTATTTTATAAAATCTTCTTGGCTCATCGTATAGACACGCTGTTTTACACAACTTACAACAAAGCCGGTTAAGCTTTCATCCGGTAACAATGTTTTGGCTACTATCTTTCTTAGCTCTGATACGTAACCACCGTGTGTGCCTATTATTTCAGTTTTGCGCTGTTCTTCTTTACCTGTTTTCTTGTCATATACTTTGTATATAACTTCAGTAAACTTTATTACTTTACGTACTCGATATTCACGCATTTTTCCACTACCTCACTTTCTACCTATTAGACATCGTAATACATGTAAATCATTAATCGTGCGCAATTCGCACAGCCATGCATATACTACGTTGCGGTGCGTTATACGTTTCATACCCCCTTTCTTTATCTTGTTTATATAATATCATAAAAAATATTTTTTGTCTACAAACAAATAATTACAACGTGTCCTATATGTTGTAACTATTTGTAACTAATAATGTGCTTGACATTGCACACTTGGTATGATATAATTATATCATAGAATACTGAGTATATTATAAATAATAGTGAAAATTTAATGCTAAAGAAATTTTTGGACTTGGGGAAATTCCAAAATATGGAAGTAGTAAACCATACAAAA